AATCATTTGAAAGTTTTAGCAAATCAGAATTAGCAGAAGTTCCAGAAGATGTTAAAAAAAGTTGGATTGATGAATTAACAATCAAAACATTCAATGAAGAATTACAAGATGTATTTCCTTACATCTACAATCTTGTTAAAGAAAACACAAAGGCTAAACAGATTGGTCCAGACGACTTGTTAGGCGAAACTGAAGAAGAAGTAGCAGTTGAGCAAGACAACGATACAGATGAAGGATACAATATGGAAGATGAGTATGCTTCACACTTAGACAATGTAGTTGCTACATCAAAACACGAACAAGGTCCAGAAATTGAAGAAGGCAACGAGTTTGCACAAAAGGTACAAGCACTAAAAGCAAAAGGTGCCAAACCAGGAACTAAATTCAAAACTTCAGATGGTGAAGAACACACACTCGAAGATGCTATTAGATTAGCAGGACTCCAGGTTGAAGACTTTTGGTCAGCAGAAGAACTAATGGCAGAGAAAGGCGCAGACGACAAAGAAGATGACGACACTATGGATGTCAAAATTGACAAAGATGGTGCTATTTCAAAAGCCGACGCTCCAGACGAGTTACATGACAAAGAAAAAGAAGAATTACCTTTAGATGAGTTTATCAAAGGACACTTTGATTATACTACTAATCAATTCCCTAAAGGTGAAACGGCTGTACTAACAGCAGTTGAAAAGAAGTATGGTGATGACGCAATCAGTTCAGCGGCAGAAATCATGAAGGAATTGGTTACAAATCAAGACGAAGAAATGTCAAGAATTAAAACTTTAGCGGGTTTGGCTCACTAAGTCACTTTTTTGACAAAGTTTCACTTGACTTTATAAGTAAGTTTGTGTATAGTGTATATTATGTGCTAAACACAATCAAGGCACTAACATTAGCCCATAGGCATTTAAATAGGAGGCATTATTATGGCAACATTAGCAGAAATTCGTGCTAAATTAAAAGAAGCAGAATCACGCTCAGGTGGTTCTAATCAATCAAGCGGCGGCGACAACGCAATTTACCCATTTTGGAACTTAAAGGAAGGCGAACAGTCAACTGTACGTTTCTTACCTGATGGCGACAAAAGTGCAGATTTCTTTTGGAAAGAACGTTTGATGATCAAACTTCCTTTCGCAGGAATCAAAGGTGAAACGGACTCACGTCCAGTTCAAGTGCAAGTACCATGTATGGAAATGTATGGAGACTCTTGTCCAATCTTAAACGAAGTAAGAGGTTGGTTCAAAGATCCTACACTTGAAGACATGGGTCGTAAATATTGGAAAAAGCGTTCATACGTTTTCCAAGGGTTCGTAACTGAGAACGGACTTAAAGAAGATACTCTTCCAGAGAATCCAATCCGTAGATTTATTATTGGTCCACAAATTTTCCAACTAATCAAATCTGCACTACTTGCTCCAGATATGGAAGAACTACCAACTGACTACACTTCAGGTGTAGACTTTAGAATTATAAAAACTTCTAAAGGTGGGTATGCAGACTACTCAACTTCAAATTGGGCACGTAGAGAGCGTCCAATTACTGAAGACGAGAAGGCGGCAATCGAAAAGCATGGCTTGTTTAACTTAAATGACTTCTTACCTAAGAAGCCAGGAGATGTTGAACTTAAAGTGATGCAAGAGATGTTCCAAGCATCTGTTGATGGTGAACCTTATGACGCGGATCGTTTCGGTCAGTATTTCCGTCCAGCGGGAATGTTGGCAAGAACAGGTGATCCAATAGCACAAGCGGCATCAGATAAAGCGGCGGCTACTGCAACTCAGGCGGCAACTCCAGAGCCAGTAGTAGAAGCAACTGCACCAGTAGTAGAGGCAGAAGCACCTAAAACTGACAACAAGGCGGAAGACATTCTTGCAATGATCCGTTCACGTCAGCAGTAAGCAAAAACAATAGGGAGTAGGCTTATGTCTACTCCCAACTTGCTAAAGGAGAAGTAATGGCTAATAAAGCATTTGACGTTTCCAAGTTTCGTAAAAACTTGACTAAATCAATCACAGGTATGAGTGCAGGATTTAACGATCCTACTGATTGGATTAGTACAGGAAATTATGCACTCAACTATCTTGTAAGTGGCGACTTTAACAAAGGTATTCCACTTGGTAAGGTAACAGTTTTTGCAGGTGAATCTGGTGCAGGTAAATCATATATCTGTGCAGGTAACATTGTAAAGGCGGCACAAGATCAAGGTATCTTTGTAGTTTTAATTGACTCAGAGAATGCACTTGATGAAAAGTGGCTACAAGCATTAGGTGTTGATACAGACGAAGGCAAGTTGCTTAGACTGTCAATGTCAATGATTGACGATGTTGCTAAAACAATTAGTGAATTTATGAAAGACTATAGATCAGATTATGATGCTGTAGATACAGC